TAAACAAACAAGGGAGAAAGCGATAGCCAACATCCTGCCATTGACCGGGCTTGATATCGCGAGGACTAGCGGTAAGAGCATGACTCCTACTAACCCAACGGTTATTGATATAATAGCGTACATCATTTAATTTCTCTGGTATATAAAGTAAGAAATCTTGTATAGAATCCAATGCTTCTTCTGCAAGCCAATATCGGAAGTTGTGTCGCATTTGCGCAGTGGTACGCCATTGGTCCCACTCTTCACTGGTGGCCGCGGATAACTTTTCAGTACCACGAACCCAATCGGCAAATTTTGTACAACTCCAATAATTTTTCATGATTTATTTTTTTGATTTTGTTGTTTTTGTCTTTGTTGCAGAAGGACCAACTGAGTCTGCTGTTTTTGTCTTTGAAACTTCTTTCTTTGGAATAGTAGCCAAACGAGCAAAGTATTGATCTTTAACTTCTTGAAATGTGGCTGTAATTACAATAACAGCAGGTTTAAACAATGTATGTGGCAAATCTGGATCTGTGGTAACCATCATTGGAACAAAGGCAAACCCATCATTGTATTGCATTAAACGATATGGCTTATCTAAATCAATAGAGTTGTCATCCTCGCTAATATATTTTCCTACAACTTCTTCTCCAGTTGTTAATTTGATACTTACGATATCATCTGTTTTAAATTTTGATTTTGTTACTAACATATTTTTCCTTTTTATTGAACAAATTGTTTTAAATCCGGAGGAGTCCATCCTACGGGCTTTAATACTTTACCATCTTCACGTTTACGAACCTTACCTGTTTCTTTATCAATTTTGGCAAAGTTGGTACTCATAACTTCTTTCCAGGCACCCTCGGCATTGAATCCTGCGCTATGAATAGCACCTATTGTAACAACTAAAATATCAATTAACGCATCTAGTTGCTCTACCTTATCGTCTTGTGTAATTGCGGAATTTAATTCTGTAAATTCTTCTGCAATTAATCTACAGTACATATCGTACTGTTTTTCATTAAACTTGTCAACAGTTTGATCACATGCCCTCATGAATTTTTCTTGATCTCTAAATGGATTCATTCTAACCTCTAATGCTTGTTTGTGTTTTTGTTACTTTTGGACCATCACTTTGGAAATCCATTCCTGCCCCGCGTCCTTCGTAAAACTTACCATTCCACTTCATGTTTATCTTTACGCTTTTATTTAATACCACACTAAGTATTTTCTTTTCAGAAAAATCAGCAACTTCGGCTTCTACAAATTGTGAACTTTTTGCTGATCTAATAAGACAGGTGTTACTATGTCTAATTATTTCCATTTGGTTTTCCCCATCTTAAATAAAATTCTGATAATTTTTTCTTTTCTAATTTTGCTACTATGGCATATCGATAACCAAATATTTCGTGATCATGCTGTCTATACCATTCGGGTTGATCAATGGCATGTTCCATTACAAACTTACCCGAATCGCTTTCTTGCCATTTTAATAAAGGTTCCGCTGCATATAAATCTGGGTCTTCTACGTCACCTATTTTGAACTGGTATACAACTATTTTATGGTATTCTTTAACTTCTTGAATACCATTCTTCTCAATCAACTGATATCTCACTGTTCCCATGATAGGTAATACATTGTGATAAATTTTTCAGCGTCTGATTTATTTTTAAATACCCACATGTCCCAAGCAGTACGATTACAATCAGGCCAAGATTCTAATTGTTCACAAGCCCATTCAACTCGTTTATCAAGATTATCATATTCCATGACAGCGTAATCTGAGGATTTATCAAAATCTTCTTTTAAGGTTATTCTCCATCCTGTACGAATAAAGTCCAACTCTGGAATTACTTTATGTCCATTTTCCATAATATCTTTTAATTCATCATAGTTCTGGACAAGTCCTTGAACCATGCTTAACCAAGGCTCAGGCTTCATTCTTTGATTTTCTTTTGGCAAATGTTCTGCGTTTAGGTTTGTTTTCTTTATAAACCAATGGCGCATGTTCTTTGTCGGTTTTAGATTTTTCTAAAGCGGCATGAATTTGTTCTGGCGTTGGCTCCAATGGGTCATGTTCTTCATCGTAGTTAAGCCCAGTTTGACTTAACATTTTTAATGTAGCATCGATATCTGTTAGATCACGCATTGAACCTACAGGCCCTTCGCTGTCTTGACTCATTGTATGCCATGTCCTTATTTCAAGTAATGGCTCAATAGAAGTAGGCACTTTGATCAAATAATAAGGTTCATCATTGAAATCTAACTCAGATAGATCGAGTATCTTGATAACTGTACCTTTGGTTAATTTGTTTTGATTACGTGTGATTCCGTAGATCCACACGTTATCGCCTACTTTATAGGATTTTTTAATATTCATAGATTTTGTGCTTGTACTTCTCGAGTTTTAGATTCAAGAAGATCCTTTACAAATTTAATTGCTTTACGATCAGTATCGTAAACATATTCTTGATCTTCGTCATCATCGCTCCGCAACGTAACAATTACGCCATTACGTGCCTTGCGAATTTCTATTAACTCGTACATACTTGTTGCCTTTATTTTGGAACGCTCAAATCATAGTTAAAGTGGAAAATACCAATATGTGATGTTTCTCTGCTGAGCTCTTGATCACACCAAACTTCGTATCCTGTCTTTTGTGCCTGTTGACAGAAATAAATGTCTTCACCAATTTCCAATTTTAATTCTGGAATGTATTCTTGTAAGTAATGTGGTTGTGGTACTTTTTCATAAACTTCACGTTTAACCATTACTAGTCCATGTGGTAATACATCGATTAATTCCATTGCTGGACTATTTGCCGTTGTTTGGAATTCTGTAAATTGTCCAGCAGTACCACTCATACCTGTAAAGTTAGGATTAGGGAAACGACGTCTACGATAGTTAGCACCAACAATATGCTTGTTACGTTTTAACAAACGAATAGGAGCATCAATTGGAAACTTCATATCGCTATCAACCCACCAGATATGACTAAAATCACTTTTAAGGAAAATGTCAACTAGGTTGCGTCTAGCGATGGTAATAACACTACCGATATTAAACGCACAATTAACTTTGATACCATTGGCTACCATGTTAGCAGTTGCCATGGCCAAATGTTGAGCAAACTCAGCATTAACCATTTCCATTGCCGGAACAGCTACCATAACACTTGGTCGGTTATCTGATTGTTGAGCAGATTGTCCAATTTGTGGTGCTGGACGTTGAGCCACTTGTTGTCGGCTTGGAATATTTAATTTACCTTTGTTTTTCATTATTATCCTTTGTATGTTTATTATAGCTGAAAAAATCTGTGTGAGCAAGAACTTATTTGCCCAATCTGTACGTATTTAATGTGTTTTATCATCGTGGCGCAAATTCTTGTTGTAGTTTAATATTATCAAAAAACTCTTTCTTTGTATTACCATCTGTATTAAAAGAACCCTTTAATACTGTTGTTTGTGTTAAACTAGAGTGTGCCATAATACCTCTATTTTCACAACATCCGTGTGTCATTTGCATATATACACCAATATCTTCTGCGCCTGTGGCCTTGCCTATTTCTTTAGCAATCTCATTACAAAGCTCCTCCTGGAGAGTACCTCGTCTGGCACACCATTGTGCGATTCGGCTGTACTTGCTGAGTCCGATAAGTTTTTGTGCGGCAATAATACCAATATAAGCAACACCAGATACGGGTTGGTGATGATGGCTACACATGCTACGAAGCTCACTACGCACAACCAACATACCTTGGTAGCGGTCCTCTGAATCATTTGGAAATGCTGTTGCGTCTGGTGCTGAATCATATCTTCCACTCATTACTTCATTAATATACATTTTTGCCAATCTCTTGGCAGTACCTTTACTACTAGGATCTGTTTCTGTATCAATTAACAGAGTCTTTAGTACTTGTTCAAATGCCTCAGTTGCTTCTTCGATTAATTGTTTTCTAATAGCAGGGCTATCTACATATTCACTGATGTTGTCATTGGCCCAAAACCTTTTACCATCACGCCGCATTTTAAAACGTAATACATCTGCTAGCGTTGATTCTTCGTAGCCGCCGTCTCCGGCCATTG